GCACCGTGCGCGAACACGACGAGTTCGATTATCAGCTTGGCCTGCACGAAGACCTGACGCACAAGCCGTTCGAAGGCGAGCACGCCGGCGAGATCACCCACGTCTACGCGGTTGCTCGACTGCAGGGCGGCGGCGTCCAGTTCGAGGTGATGAGCAAAGCCCAGGTCGAGGCCGTCCGCGCACAGAGCAAGGCCGGCAAGTCTGGCCCGTGGGTCAGCCACTGGGAGGAAATGGCGAAGAAGACGGTTATCCGCCGCCTCTTCAAGTACCTGCCAGTGTCGGTCGAGATTCAGCGCGCCGTCACCCTGGACGAGGCCGCAGAGGCTGGGCTGCCGCAGGGTAACGAGTACGTATTCGATGGAGATTTTGAAGTGGTCAATGACGCAAGCGGAGAGCAGCAATAATGGCAAAACACAAATACGACGTGGTAGCCACGGTCGGAAAGTACGAGAAGAACGGCGAGACCAAGTACATCAGTCGGAAGGTCGGCGCGGTCATCCAGACCGACAAGGGCTTCCGCATGAAGATGGACGCCTTCTTCAATCCGGCCGGCTGCAAGGTCGACGAAGACGGCTCAATCTGGCTTGCCCTGTTTGAGCCGCGCGACGATCAGCAGCAGGGCCAGCCGCAGCAACAGCGTCAAGGCCAGCCGCAACGCAGCCAGCAGGCCGCACCGCCTGATTTTGATGACGACCTGCCATTTGCCAACCCATACCGCGGCGCCCGCTCGCTGCTGATCTGATCCACCCCGGGCGCCCAGCGCGCCCTCCTCCCCGGTACACACCCATGCTCATAGACAACCATGCCATAGCGCAGGGCGAGGCTCTGCGCGCGCAAATTGACGCGGCCACGGCTGCATTCCTGAGCGCTGGCGGAAAGATCCAGCTGCTGCCCGACAGCATCGGCAAGCCGATAGAGATCAAGCCTGCCGTCTTCAACAACGCCGGAAACGCGGAGGCGGACCAGCGCAGCCGCAAGCGTGGCGCCCGCAACTCTGCCGTATCGAACAGCCTCCCTCTGCGCAAGCGCGGCACTCCGCAGGCCAAGCAGAACGACGTGCTGCGGCAGGAGTGGCCATGAGATTCCCCGACGTGCTCGACGCCATCCGTCACGCGGCGTACCGGGCGGAAATCACTGGCAAGCCGTGGGGCGTCTACGCGCTTGCTCAATACCACGTCGCGCCGCTTGGTGACCTGAGCGAGGCGGCACTGCTGGAGGTGTGCCAGCCATGAGCTGCATCGTGACGCTCTACTCCATCGACAACCGAGTGTCGCGGCCAGTTGTGCGCGGCACTGAGCCCAGGCGCCCTTCCGACTGGAACGCCAGCGCGTGGTTCGTGCTGCCCAACGGCGAGAAGCACACCCACAGCGCGATGGCCCGTGGTGAAACAGTCACTGGCCTAGTCGCCTACATGGGCGCCCTGATCGACAGCCTGATAGCTGACCACGGCAACCAGGTAGCCAGCGCCGGCTGGACGGCCACAACGCACGGGAGGCGGAAGAAATGAGCCCACTGGCCGGCAGGAGGCGCACGGAATACCGGCACTGGACGCCGGCAGAGGACGCAACACTGGCAGAACTGTATGCCACCAAACCCATCACCGAGATAGCAGCCTTGATGGGGCGCGGCACTGGCTCGATTCACAATCGCGTGTCGAAACTCGGACTGACGCGACCGGATGAGTTCAAGGAAATCACAGGCTGCGGCAGGTTCAAGCCTGGCCACCAGACTTGGAATGCAGGCCGCAAGGGCTGGCAGGCAGGAGGCCGCGCCAAGGACACGCAGTTCAAGCTGGGCCATCGCCCATCGAACACCTGGCGCCCCATCGGAGCGGAGCGCACCGACAAGGGCGGCATCCTCTACCGCAAGGTGGCGGACACCGGCAACAAGCGCACTGATTGGCGCCCGGTCCACGTGATGTTGTGGGAAGAGCACAACGGCCCCGTGCCGCCTGGGCATTTCCTCGTCTTCAAGGACCGCAACCCCTCCAACATCTCAATCGACAACCTAGAGCTTGTCACCCGTGCAGAGAACATGCGCCGCAACTCAATCGACCGCTATCCGCCCGAGTATCGCCAGGCCGCCATAACGCTTGGCTGGTTCAAGCGGAAGCTCAACAAACTGGAGCAGCACAATGAACAACCTCAGTGATCTGCGCGCCATCCTCGGCAAGACGATGGAGGGCGTGCTGGCCGGCACCTACTCGATTGAACAAGCAAAGGCTGTCGCCCAGGTCGCGGCCGAAGTTAACGCCACAGCGCGCCTTGAGGTGGACATGGCCAGCGCTACCGATGGTGACTTCCGAGGCTCGGGCTTCATCGACGTCGAGCCGCGCATTGCGCCGCGTGAACCGCTGCGGAGGATTGCTCCGTGACTGAGCTATCCGACACCGCCAAGGCCATCTGCGCCAAGCACTACAACTTCAAGTCCCGCAGCAGCTGCAACGCCTGCCCACTCCAGCCCGAATGCCACAAGCCGGCCGCCACCCTGACGCAGGAATCCATGGACGAGTGGCGCGACCGAGTGAATCGGCTGGCCCTGCCACACGGCGAGGCCGAGTGCCTAGCCGCGCAGGAGTCGCTACCGCTGTGAACGCACCCGTATTTTGCCGCACGGACGGCAAGCGGATCGGCCAATGCGCCTGCTACCGCTGCCGCCCACCGGAGCCGCCCAAGGAGGCGCCATGCGCACCTACACCATCACCGTAACCGAGCGCCAGGCAGCAGAGCTGCAAGAGGCCTGCGAGCTACTGGCGCGGATCAAGATCGGCCAGATCGACCACGCCATTGAGCGGCTGCCGGGATTCTACGACCGGCGCGACTGGGAGCAGGTACACGCCACGCGCCACGAGATACAGCGCATGGCCAATACGCTGATGCCGGAGGCCACAAAGCGCCGAGAGGACGGCGTCGCGTGGGACTTGTATCAGGTCATCCGGCATCGCCTTTCATGGGATCGCGCACACGACCAGGGCGTCATCAAACCCGGCGAGCCGCGCAAATGGCCCGAGATGATGGGCGTCTGCTACGACGAGCCGCTGGCAATGAGCGGCCTGCCGCTGGCCACAATCAAGGAGCATGAGTAATGAACGACACACTGAAGGTAGCCGGGCGAATCGGCGCTGAGCTGGGGGCTGCGAAGGCTGAGAACGATAGGCTGCGCGAGGCACTTCGCTGGTACGAGGAAAAGGTAGCCGAGTGCAGGAAAATCGGATCGCTAGGCGATAACGCCAGACAGGCACTTGACCTTGACGGCGGATTTCGTGCGCGCGATGCCCTATCCCAGCAGGCCGAGCCCACCGACACCTACACCGCCGTCGACATGGCCACAGCCGCAGCGCAGGGGTTCAGGGATGGGCAGGCGGCGATGGAGCCAGCCCCGGCGCAGGATGAGCGGGAGCTGCCAGACTACCTCAATGACGCAATCGACAATCTCGTACATGACAACTACGAGCGGAGCCAGGCCGGTAGTCGCAACCGGCAGGCGGATGTCGATCTTATTCGCGCAGCACTCGCCACCCGCCCCGCGCAGACCGAGCAGCAGCCGGTGGCTGTGCCGGAGGGCTGGAAGCTGGTTCCTGTTCAACCTACAGCAGAAATGCTGGCGGCCGTCACAACCTCAACCTTTGAGCCTCTGCGCCAGGAAGCCATGAAGATGGCGCGTGAGGATTATCAGGCCATGCTCTACGCCGCCCCCATCGCGCAGACCGCCCCGCAGGTGCAGAGCGGCTGGACCAGCGTTGAGGATCGGTTGCCAGATCCGGCACTGCACGCGCGCGTGCTGATCTTCACGGACGGCTACGACTTCGCGGGCGAGCAATATTTCGACGTGAAGGCAGAGAGCCTGAACGAACATAGCTTCGGCGATCCAGGCGATCAGCCGGAGCCTTACTGTAAGGCGACACACTGGATGCCCCTGCCAGCTGCGTCCGCCCCGCAGCCGGAGCAGAGCGGCAAGTTCGCCATCGGCGACCGCGTGAAGAAGACCAGTGGCAGCGAGTGGGAAGGCCACGTCTGCGGCTGGTACTCGACCAATCAGACCCCGGAAGGCTACGCCGTTGAGAGCGAGGCCCACGCCGGCAGCGTGCAGATTTACCCGGCTAAGGCGCTGGAGGCAGTGGAATGAGCAAGGTATTGGTTGATCGGGAGCTGTTGGATCGGGTGCGCGAATGCCTCAACTACGACCCCGATACTGGCGTGTTCACCTGGATCAAGATCGAAGCAAAAAACAGGCGTCCGCTTGGCTCCGTTGCTGGATCGCTCGACAGCTACGGACATCTATCAATCAAGATTGATGGAAGACGCTATTTAGCCCACCGGCTGGCCTGGCTGTACATGACCGGCGAGTGGCCTGAAGACATGATCGATCACCGGAACCGCATAAAGACAGATAACCGCTGGGAAAATCTCAGGCTGTGTGACAACGGGCAAAACAAGATGAACTGCGGCGTCCAGCGGAACAACAAGCTAGGCGTCAGGTGCGTTCACCAAAAGCCGAACGGCAGCTTCATCGTTTCGATAAAGGCCAATGGCAAAACCCATCAGAAAACACTCAAGACACTAGATGAGGCCGCGCACTATGCAAACCAACTTCGTCAGCAGCTGCACGGGGAGTTCTACAGTGGACAATGCTAGCCAGCCCGCAGAGGCGGAAGGGGTTGTGCCAGTGGTCTGTTATCTGCGCGCATTCCAAGACGGAACGCCGCACTGGACCGAAGACTGCGTTTGCGAAGATGCGGTTTACCCAAGCCACGATGACGACGAAACGTACAGCATGCCCATGGTGCGCCAGTCCGACCACCTCGCCGCCCTGTCAGCCGTGACCGCCGAGCGGGATAGGCTCGCAGCGGCGCGCATGGCCTACGCCAGCGAGTTTGCACCGGATGAAAACGGCGACCCTGATGTCGGGAATGTGCACGCAAACATCCGCGCGCTGAAGACCGAGCGAGATAGGCTGCGGGAGCAGGTCAAGGCTCTGCAGTCCGATGCGAATAGCTGGCAGTCGGGCTATGACAAGGGGCGGAACGATGGCACGAAGCACCGAAAGAGCGAGATCGACCAGCTCCGCGCCGAACTCGAAATGCTGCGCGACAACAACCGCAAGGCAGCGATAAGCGACGCCGCCATGGCTGCGAAGGAGGCGTGAATGGATACGCACAAGAAGATTGCCGAAAGTCACCCAAAACTTTCGCGCGGCATGGTCTGGTGCACCAAGTGCGGCCGGTCGCAGAAGGTCAACGCCGGCGGCTCGCTGCGGAACGGCTGGCCGGAATGCTGCGGCTACACGATGACCATCGACAGCCCTGAAGAGCGCAACCGCTCTTAACCCCCTAACCCCACCCAAACACACAGCCTGCCGGCGAGAGTCGGCGGGGAGGATTTGCACATGCGCGAAATCTGGTACGACCTCGACATGCTGACCGAGCCGAAAATCAGCGCTGCAGTCATCGTGAAAGAGACAAAGGAGACAGTCACCGTCGAGACGAAAGATGCTCGCGGCCACTTGCGCCAGGCGAGGGCGAAAAAGCGGTCCGACTGGCACTCCTACTTCAAAACATTCGGTGAAGCACAAGAGGCGGCGCTTGCAAGAGTAGCGAACCGGCTTCGGTCGGCGCAGGCAGAAGTCAAGCGGCATGAAGACCGGATGGCAGCAGTGCGCGCCTGGAAAGACCCGATCGCCTAACCCAACACGCAGCAGGAGATAGACATGCAGCACACAGACAAGATGCGGGCGGAGTTCGATGAATGGCTAGCAGAGCAAGCCTCGCACGGGGTTTTTATGGGCGGCTATACCTTCGAGGAAGAAGCAGGCGCATGGGCTGCATGGCAAGCATCGCGTGCAAGGATAGTCATAGAGCTGCCTGATGAAGAGTGGATTGGAAATGATGACTTCGGTGGCTTTGGCCTTGATCCGGAGAAATGCCGGCGCGCCATCGAAGCAGCCGGCGTAACGGTGAGGGGGTGATGGATGAAATTGAGCCTTGAGAAATGGGCGGAAGCCAACTTCGATCCGGTACCGACGCTCAACACGCTGCGGCGGTGGGCGCGGGAGGCGAAGATTTTCCCCGCCCCGGTGAAGCACGGGCGCAGCTATTATGTTGAGCCAGACGCACAGTACATCGAGCCAGGCA